GGGCAAGTCACAGTCACATTCAGAAAAATAGATACAGGCGAAATAAGAATTATGCCTTGTACTCTTAATCCATCAATTCTTGAAGCTAATGGCCAAATGAATAAAATTAATTATACAGCTAATGAGATGGAAGCATTTCCAGTATGGTCATTAGACAAAAATGCTTGGAGGTCTTTTAGGTTAGATACCGTAGAAGGTTGGGAGGTACTATAATGGAAGAGTTCCTATGGGTGGAAAAGTATCGCCCAAGAAAAGTAGAGGAATGTGTACTATCACAAGACCTTAAAAAGATATTCCAAAATGTTTTAGACAAAGGCGAACTTCAGAATATGATGTTCACTGGTACTGCTGGTACAGGAAAGACCACAGTTGCCAGAGCACTTTGCAACGAGCTTGACTTAGATTATATAATCATTAATGGTTCAGAAGAATCAGGTATTGATACTCTAAGAAACAAAATCAAACAATTCGCTTCGTCCGTTTCCTTATCAGGCGGCCTCAAAGTCGTCATCTTGGACGAAGCGGATTACCTTAATCCACAATCCACTCAACCAGCTTTGCGTGGATTTATCGAAGAGTTTTCAGCTAACTGTAGGTTTATACTTACTTGTAATTTCAAGAATCGTATAATCGAACCATTACATTCAAGAACCAGCGTTATCGAATTTGCGATGCCAAAGAAAGAGAAAGAAGCTCTTGCTGGTCAGTTTATGCAAAGGGTTCAACAAATACTATCAGTTGAAAGTATCAACTCAGAACCAGCTGTTATTGCTGAACTGATTATGAAATACTTTCCAGATTTCAGAAGAACACTTAATGAACTACAAAGATATTCAAACTTTGGTAAAATCGATAGTGGTATATTAGTCAATGCTAATGATATCGCTCTTGATACTCTTATGAATGCTCTTAAAATAAAAGACTTTCGTAAAATGAGACAATGGGTTGCTGATAATATTGATATAGAACCAGCTTCAATGTTTCGTAAAGTATACGATAATATGAATGAATATGTAGAGCCACAATCAATACCGCAACTAGTACTTATTTTGGCTGATTATCAATATAAAAACAGTTTTGTTGCTGACCATGAATTGAATATGGTTGCTTGCTTAACTGAAGTAATGGCAGGAGTCAAATTCAAATGAAAAAATACATGATTAATCCAGTAACTGGAGAACAAACAGAAATAGAAACAGGTAGCAATACTGAAGATAGAACATTAATGCTAGAGCGCAATGTCAAAGAATTGCAAGAACAACTAGCTAATGCTCAAAAAAGAGTTATGGAACTTAATGATATAGTTTCGTCATATAAGAAAGAAGCTAGCATATTAGAAGAAGAGATAAGAAAAGCTCTTGATATAACTACTACGATATGAACCCATTTGACTATTTAAAAGCAATCAATGAGACTAAGAAAGATATCATGGTTGACGATATTGCTGAAAAGGAATACAATCCTTTCATCATAAATCGCGGTCTTTCTTTCTTTAAAGACACTATATTGTATGCAAATGAAATGAATATCCACCATCATCTAGACCATCGCGTTCAGTTTGATTTTCTTATAAATATAATTAGAAAGAAGAAAAGATGGTCTAAATGGATTAAGGCCAGTGATATTGACCATCTTGAACTCATCAAAGAAAATTATGGGTATAGTGATGAAAAAGCTAAATCAGCGTTATCTCTAATTAATGATGAACAAATTGAACAATTGAAACAAAGGATATATAAAGGTGGAAAACGATAACACTCAAATACAAATAAAAGATTGGACTCCAGGCAGTATGCTTGAAGTCTCTCTTAGAGAACCAGATGACTTTTTAAAGATACGCGAAACATTAACACGTATAGGTGTAGCTTCTCGCAAAGACCAGAAGCTATTTCAATCTTGCCATATTTTACATAAGCAAGGTAGATATTTTATAGTTCACTTTAAAGAACTATTTTTGCTAGATGGAAAACCATCTAGTTTATTAGAGAACGATGTACAAAGACGAAACACAATCGCAACATTACTCGCCGACTGGGGTTTAGTAACGATTATGAAGCCGGAGATGGCTAAAGAATTAGCACCATTGAGACAGATTAAGGTGATTCCTTTTAAGGAAAAAACTCAATGGGAACTATGCCCTAAGTATAACATAGGGAATTCCAACAATGGAGAAAAGAATTAAAAAGACCTGGAAAATATTTCATAAGCTTATGAAATCAGGCAGATTAAACAAAGTAGTAAAAATCTACTTATAAAAGAATTATTTAAACTAGCAATCAAGCTTGTATAAATATAACTGAAAGAGTGCGGTATTGGACCGGCTCTAACAAACCTTGCTATATATAGGAGGAACTAAAAATGGTAAGAAATACTTTGAACGTACCACGTTCACTATTCGTCGGATTCGATACTTTATTTGAAGACCTGGAAAGGATTCATCAAAGTGCGAGGTCCGGAACTGATAACTATCCACCACATAACGTTGTGAAAATCGATGATGAAAAATTTCTCATCGAACTTGCAATTGCTGGATTTAAAGAAGAGGATATATCCTTGGAACTTAAAGATGGCATATTGAAAATCAAGGGAGAGGTGGCATCGGTATCGCGTGAATACGCGTATAAAGGTATATCGTCCCGCAAATTCGAGAAATCATTTCGACTCTCAGAATTTGTTGTAATAGACGGTGCTGATTTGAAAGATGGAATACTTGTAGTGTATGCTAGAGTAGAACTTCCGGAAGAGAAGCGTCCTAGAAAGATCGAATTAGGGTCTGCTGGGGCATCAAAGAAGAAAGAATATCTCATTGAATAGAGATAAACTGGCGAGCAGCGAAACTCAGTAGATATAAATGAAATATTTACTGGAGAACAACATGAAACATATAGTCCATTTAATGGATAAGTATGAAGACGTTGCCGAGGCCTTAAAAACTACTATCTTTGCTTTATTAATTACAGGGTTAATTTTAGGATTAGCACCAATGTTAATGGTAATGCAATATAACAGTATTTAAGACCAAATTGACAAAATCATGCGGGGAGTAAGAAATTGCTCCCCAATCTTTAATTGAAAATAAATGTAAATAAACCTTTACATTTAACCTAAACTATGGTATAATATACATATGATGAAATTCTATACTAATGTGTCTCGATATGGTAATATGATTCTCTTACGAGGATATGACCATGGAAGACGAATTGAAAAGAAAGTCAAATACGAACCAATCCTTTTTACATCTACTAATCTTCCTACCAAGTGGAAATCGCTTGATGGAAATCCTGTTGGTGTAGCAAATGCTGGTAAAAGATTCGAGTCTATGAGGACTGCAAACGAATATGTACAAGCAAACAAAGGCGTGTCTGGTAAGAAAATATACGGAAATACAAAGTACGTTCCAGCGTTCATTAATGATTACTATCCAGGTAATATCGAATTCGATAGAAACAAAATCAACGTATCAACAATCGATATTGAAGTTGCTTCTGACGATGGATTCCCTGAGCCTGAAAAAGCTGACCATAAGATTACTGCTATTTGTATGAAAAACAATATTGGTAATACTTACTATGTTTGGGGCTTAGGTGATTATGATACTGACAAATCTTATATGAAAGACCACATGGTTGTATATCGTAAGTTTGACCGTGAAGATGATTTACTTATTAACTTCATTACTCACTGGTCATCTCAACAATATTGTCCTGATGTCGTCACTGGCTGGAATTCAAGGTTCTTTGATATTCCATATCTTGTAAATAGAATCAATCGTATGCTTGGTGAAGCTTATGTCAAAAGACTGAGTCCCTGGGGAATGATTGATAGACAAGACGTAACTAAGATGGGAAGGACTCAAACTGCTTATGAACTTAAAGGTATATCTCAACTTGATTACCTTGACCTATTCAAGAAGTTTGGCTATTCCTATGGACCACAAGAATCATATAAACTCGACAACATTGCGCATGTCGTGCTAGGAGAAAAGAAACTATCTTACGATGAGTATTCTAATCTCCATACTCTTTACAAACACAATCATCAAAAGTTTATAGATTATAATATCAAAGACGTTGAGCTTGTCGATAAAATCGAAGATAAACTTGGATTGATTACTCTTTGCATGACGATGGCTTACAAAGCTGGAGTTAACTATAACGATACATTTGGTACTACAATGATATGGGATACGATTATCTATCGCAGATTATTCGCTAACAATATTGCTATACCATTTGTTGAAGATAAAACTAAATCAAACTATCCAGGTGGCTTTGTCAAAGACCCACAAGTAGGAATACATGATAATGTTGTTTCGTTTGATTTAAACTCTCTTTATCCATCAATTATTATGCAATACAATATGTCGCCAGAAACAATTGCAAATGGAGAGATTACTCAGTTCGATATCGATGATGCAATCACTTCGCATAAAATGTCTCCTAATAGAGGTAAAGCTCTTGCGGCAAATGGCCAGTACTTTAACGTAGACAAGCCAGGTATAATCCCATTCATCATCGATGAAATGTACAAAGAGCGTGTAGGGATTAAACAAGAAATGATTAATGCTCAAAAAGAAAAAGAAAAGGTAGATAAAAATGACAAACAAAAACTATATCAAATCGAAAGAGACATCGCTATTGCAGAAAACAGACAAATGGCTATTAAGATTCTTCTTAACAGTTTGTATGGTGCTCTTGGCAATCGCTATTTTCGATTCTTCGACCAGAGAATCGCAGAAGCTATTACCCTCACCGGACAACTTACAATTCGATGGGCCGAATTTTCGCTTAACACCTATCTCAACAGAGTGCTCAAACCTGAAAAATGGAAAGACTATGTCATTGCCATCGACACAGATTCGTTGTATGTATGCTTAGATGACTTTGTTCAAAAATTCAAACCTGAAAATAAAATTGACTTCTTAGATAAAGTTGCAAGTGAAGCTCTTGAACCAGAGCTTGAAAAGTCCTACGACCAGTTGTATAAGTATCTTGGTGGAGTAGATAATCGTATGGTTATGAAACGTGAAGCAATCGCTGATCGTGCGCTTTGGACTGCAAAGAAAAGATATATTATGAATGTACATGATAACGAAGGCGTAAGATATGCTGAACCAAAGCTTAAAATTATGGGTATTGAAGCCATTAAGTCTTCTACACCTGAACCATGTCGTGACGCTCTTAAAAATATATTCAAAGTCATTATGAAAGAAGATGAAAGGACAGTACAAGAAGCTATTGAACAGTTCAAAAACTATTTCAAAACTCTTGACCCTGACCAAATTGCATTTCCTCGTGGTGTAACTCAAGTTAAAAAGTTCCAAGATAGAAATTCATTGTACAAAAAAGGTACACCCATTCACGTTCGTGGCTCGATACTCTATAACAAATTGATTGAAGACATGCAACTTAAAAAGAAATACGAACTCATTAACAATGGCGAAAAGATTAAGTTCTTATATCTTCGTCAACCAAATTCAATTCATGAAAATGTTATTGCGTTTCCATCCTACCTCCCAGAGGAGTTTGGCTTAACTAAATACATAGACCATGAGACCCAATTTCAAAAAACATTCCTTGACCCTATTGAACCAGTCTTGGAAGCAGTAGGCTGGTCTTCGAAAGAAGTCGCAAACCTTGAGGATTTTTTTGGATAAAAACGTTTACATTTACGTAAAAATGTGGTATAATAGACTAATATGGAGAAAAATATGAAATTAGTAAGACTATCCTCAGGAGAGGAAGTTATCGGTAAAGTAGTAGAGAATGAAGATTCAATTACAATCACAGATGGATATTCACTTATTCCAGCTGGAGAAGGTAAGATTGGATTTATGCCGTTCATGGCTTATACAAAAGCTAAAGATGGTATTACTATTGATAACAAATTTGTGCTATTCATCGTTGACCCAGTTGACCAAATCGTTGACCAGGTAAGAGAAATGGATAGTGGAATCGTAACAGCAAAATCAGGAATTATTACATGAGCAAAGACTGGGTAAAAGATATATCCGATATGCAATACAAATATGGCGTAAAGTCGTGGATTCATAATAATAGAGACGATGCTGAAAAGCTACGTAAGTATCTTGAATTTAGAGTTAAGTTTATAAGAGAAGAACTAATGGAAACAGAAGCAGCTCTTACACATAAAGACCCAGAAGAAATTGTTGATGGTCTTATTGATATTTGTGTTGTTGCTATTGGTACTCTTGATGCATTTGGTATTGATGCATATAAAGCATGGGATGAAGTGCTTAAAGCAAACCTATCAAAAGAAGTAGGTGTAAAAGAATCAAGACCAAATCCACTAGGATTACCAGACTTAATAAAACCAGAAGGTTGGGAGGCTCCTTCACACGAAGGAAATCATGGTAAGTTTAACGATATTTGATAGCATATACGATAACAAAACAGATAAGCGTATGGATTATAATAGTTTCGACGAGTTCGAGGCTATTCTCTATAAGCTTTCTGAGTCGACTAAATATCCTACAAAGAAAGACGCTCCGCTTTTAAGTCCAGCAATATATCAAACAGGTACTACACGTGCAAATGATAATGTTGTAGGTTGGGCTGGCTTTGGTATTCTTGATATCGATGATTATGATGGTGACATGAAAGATATTGAATCAAAGTATGATAAGTATCGTTATGTATGTTATTCAACAGCATCGTCTACAGTTGAATCGCCAAAGTTTAGACTCGTCTTTCCATTAACTGATGTCGTTAACAAAGAAGACATTAAGCATTTTTGGTATGCTTTAAATAAAGAGATTGGCGATATTGCTGATGCTCAAACCAAAGACTTAAGCAGAATGTATTATGTTCCTGCTAAATATAAAAACAGTTTTAATTTCATATTCTCTCATGACGGAGATACTATGGACCCACATAAGCTTATGGAACAATATCCATACGTTAAACCTAATCAAACAATGTTCGATAGATTTCCTGAAGCAATACAAAAAGCTTTACTTGAAAGAAAAAGAAACGAATTAAACAATACAAATTATACATGGACGTCATATCGTGATTGTCCTTTCGTTAATAAGAAACAAGTTGATGAATATAAAGTAATCAATGGAACTGGTTGGTATGCAAAGATGTATCAAATCATGTTAACAACAGCTGGTAATGCTCACAGTAAAGGATATCCAATTACACCAAAAGAAATAGAATATATCTGCAGAGATTTAGATACTGATACTGGTGGTTGGTATAATAAAAGAGATTTAGAAAAAGAAGCTGCACGAGCTATCGAATTCGTGTTTAAAAATAACATATAGGAGTTTATATGACAGAAAGAGAAGTATACCACCAATATCAAAAAGGTAATAGAGTGGCAAAAGTATTTAAAACAAAACTTGGGTTTGAAGTTGATTTAATTGAAGGCACTGATTTTCATGCAACAAGAAAAGTCCACAATCATTCAGAAAGATATGCTGAAAATACAGCAGAAAATTGGGTAGAAGGTATTATTAATGAATAAAGATACACACCCGTTTAAAGCATTTCTATATGGAATGGCATTTGGTTCTTTACTAATGTTTATATTATTATTGCCAGGTCAAGTAAGAGCAAGCGATGCAAATAACGATATTTATTGTATGGCACAAAACATCTACTTTGAAGCTGGTAATCAACCATTAGCTGGTAAAGTTGCTGTTGCTCATGTAGTTTTAAATAGAACAAAACATATGAATTACCCTGCAGATATTTGTGGAGTAATATACCAAGCTAAATTAAAACAAAATTGGAAAGGCAATATGGTACCAATACTATATCAATGTCAATTCAGCTGGTTCTGTGATGGAAAATCAGATGACCCAGAAGATAGTCCGACATGGTTAAAATCTTTACACGTAGCTAGAGATGTAATCCAAGGAGCTTATCCAGACATTACAGAAGGTTCAACACATTATCATAGTGATAGTGTTTACCCTTATTGGGCTGATTCACTTAATGAAACAGTTTATATAAACAATCACACATTTTACAAATAGGAGAAAAAAATGAAAATGATAGGAAACAACGTACTTATAAGTGAAGTACAAAAAGATAATACATCAGCTGGTGGTATTATACTTACCGATACAATTGACAAAGCAAGTAAACCAGGACTAATTTTATCTGTAAGCACAGGAGCTCTTGGTCCATTAATGTCAGGACAAAGAGTATTTTTGGATTGGTCAAAATCAATGCCAGTAAATGTTGATGGAAAAGCTGCTGTTATTATTGATGCAGAACATATCAAAGCAATTATAGAATAATATATTATGGTAACGAAAAAAGAAAAGATGGGAGACATAGGCGAAAAGCTTGTGTTTGATTATTACAATGGTACTCAAAGTACTTACAAATATGATAGTGAAAAGGATGGAATGATTGGTAAAGAAACTGCAGAAGTTAAGACACAAAATCGTCATCCATTTGGTTATTTTACAGTTAACACTGCTTGGAAAAATCAAGCTAAAAAATGTAAATCAGTTGACCGTCTTTTCTTTGTTGAGTACGACAATTCTCCTGACGCAATGTTATGGGAATGTACTGACAGAGAAGATACTACAATAATAACAACTAAGACTGGCAGAAAAATGGAAGGTTGGCCGATTAGTAAAATGAAACTTATAACAACCTTTCCAGGTAAAGGCGATGAACTACGCAAACATACAAGTAGTAAAATATTTAAAAAATAAACCTTTACATTTACGCCAAACTATGGTATAATAGATATATTAATAAATTATGGAGACATTATGAAAGAAAGCCTAAGAGTCCTGCAAGAATGCGCAGAACTACAAACTAAAAAATCACAAGACTATCAAAGTTCAGAATCGACAGTAGTCCAAGCTATGCATTATAGACGTGGCATTGATACGATTCATGATATTATTCTTGGTAAAATGATGAGAGCAACTTCATTGCTTGAATCAGCTGATGACCCAAACTTCGAAAGCATCGAAGATACTTACAAAGACATGATTAACTATTGCTCTTTTGCAGTAGCTTATGCTCGTGGTAAAATGGAAGGCCAAGACCCACAAAGAGATATGTTTAACAATAGGATTCAAAATGCAGACGACTAAAGATATCGCAGAGATATTTGTCAATGCTCTTGAAAGCAAACAGTTTACTAAAGATAAGACTGGATGTAAAACAATCGAAATACTCGGTGCATCATTCTTAGCAGATAAACCTGCAATCTTTGGTACTCCTAATCAAAAATATATTGATGCTGAAATAGAATGGTATAATTCTAAATCAACAAACATTATGAAGCTTGCAAAAATATATGGTGGCGCTCCAGCTGCCTGGCAATATTCTGCAAATGAATATGGCGAAATCAATTCGAATTATGGCCATCTTATCTTTAGTAAAAAGTTTCACAATCAATATAATCAAGTACTAAAAGAATTAAGTGAAGTTAATCCTGATTCTCGTAGAGCTTCAATGGTATATCAAAGACCAAGCGTTTGGCGTGACTATAAAGAAGATGGTAAAAACGATTTTATTTGTACTAACGCAGTCACGTACTATATAAGAGATGAACAATTACATTGCGTAGTTCAAATGAGAAGCAATGATGTTGTATACGGTTATCGAAATGATTATGCATGGCAAAAGTATGTACTAGAAAAACTAGAAACAGACTTATATTATAATGGTCATCCACTTAAAAGTGGTGGCAATATTTATTGGCAAGTACAAAACTTACATGTGTATGAAAGACATTTTGATTTAATAAATGCATAAACCATTAATAGAAATAGAAAGATGGGATATGCGATTCCTAGAATTAGCAGACACTATTCGTAAATGGAGTAAAGACCCTAGTAGAAAAATAGGTGCAATTGCTGTAAGAGATAGAAAAATCTTAGCGACAGGTTATAATGGCTTTCCAAAAGGAATCGAAGATACAAGTGAAAGATATAACGATAGAGAAATAAAGTATCGATATGTTGTGCACGCAGAAATGAATTGCATTTATAATGCTGCAGAAAATGGTATATCATTAAAAGATTCTACTCTTTATATTTATGGTTTACCAGTTTGCGGTGATTGCGCATTA